TTGTGGTAAACTAAGTTACCAACAATCTAACACAAATTACATAATGTTTGTAACTTGTACTTTTCTGTAGTAGATGTTTGAGTTATCAGTACCTGTAGTGTCAGCACCTGATACCTGAGCAGAACTCTCAGCGAATGGGTTTCTTACTAGACCATATCTAGTTTTGAATCCAATCTTAGGCTGGAAGCTGTTCTCACCTACTGCACGTACCATTTGTAATGGAACATATGGGCAATAGAAAAGACCTGCGTCATATGGTGATGTACCTTTGTATCCAATTACGTAGAATTGTTTTGCTGTTTGGTTAGCAGCATATGGATCAATGTACACTTTGTATCTACCGTTTAATACACCAGCAAATGTGTTGCCTGTGTCATCTACGTTTAGATTGTTGTTTAAAGCAGGTGTATAGTCAAGTACGCCAGCCATTTGTAAAGCAGAAGCAACGTCTGAAGAACAGATAACTACGTTACCTTTCCCTCTACGTGTATCTTGTGCAATAGCATTCGCATCTCTTTCGAGTTGGAACATTAGGCCTTTGAACTTTTCAACACTCCAACGACCGTTAGAATCTGTGTCTAAGTCAAAGATTCCTGAGTTAGTTGTGTTTACTGTAGCACCTTTTTTAGATTTGATGTAAATTGTTCTTACAACTTCTCTGTTGATCTCAGCAAGAATTTCAGCAGATAGAATATTTGCTAATTCTGTTTCTGCATCTAAACCGTGAATTGCTTTAAGGTCTTGTGCGAGTTCCATTGTGTACTCTGCTTTTAATGCACGTGATCTTGCAGTTACAGTTGTCTTCTCGATTGAGAAAGCCATTTCTGCAAAAGCGTTTCCACTTGCATCACCTAAAGCTTCACCGTATGCTGTAGTCATACCTCTACCTCTTTGATATGTACCAGCAGATGAATCGTTCAATACAGCTGGGTTAGAACCAGTGTGTATTGTACCTGCAGTAAGATCAGCAGTAGATGATGATGTTGCATTTCTTGATGAAAAGTCTGTGTCTGCCTCGTTAAATAACGCTTCAGTACCTGACTGACTTGCATATCTGCTCTTCATAGCGAAGATAAGACCGGTTGGACCAGTCATTGGTTGTACACCACAGATGTCGTATGCAATTAAGTTAGGCATAGAACGTCTAACGAGAGAAATTAGAATTGGATCCCAATTCGCAATAGCTGAACCTGTTGCGTTAGTAGGTGCAGCTTCACCAAGGAATGCTTTGTCTTCGTTTAAAGCTTTCTCTTGGTTTTCGAGGATGACAGTTGTTACAGCTCTTCTGTAAGCATCTTTGATCTCAGGAAGATCGGTGTGCTCAAGAACTGGTTGCCACTTCTCTTGTAATGATTCTGATAGAAACATTTGTTCTCTCCTTGTTTACTTTCTTTAATATAGCTTTTTTGCTTTTGTTCTTGAGATAGCGGCTGTATATGCTGACATAGGACCAGTCATATCAATCTGTCCGCCCTCGGCGTCATTGGTCTCAGTAACGTTATTCTGTGCTTTTTCTTTTACGAAATAAGATTCTTTAATAGTTTCTAATTTCTCTTTGTAAGAATCAGCATTTTCATATTCGATACTTTCTACCAAACCCTTAAACTTCTCCTTCTCAGAATCAGCAAGTGAATCTGAAACGGATTCAAAGATAGATGATTTAGTTTGTTCACCTACTTCTTTATTCAGTTCAACGATTTTTGAAGTTGCTTCATTTAACTTTCCTTTGAGTTCGTCAATCTCAGTTGCCTGAGATTCTAGTACGTTGTACTTCTCATCTGGAATGTCAATGTAGTGATCTTCAAATAATTGTTTTAGACCTGTAATAAAGTCTTCAGCGATTTCACCTTTTACGCCTTTTTCAATAGCAAGTTCGTTTTCTTTCATCCATTCCTCAACCACATAGTTAAGGTAAGAATCAACTTTTTCTGTTAACTCAGATTTAGCTGTTTCTTTGGCTTCTTCTAAATTCTTAGCAAATTCTTCTTCTAGTCTGTCGATCTCTGCACCAACTTTTGATTTGATAGCAGCTTCGAAGATAGTAGCAGCTTTTGTTTTGAATTCCTCTGAAAGATTGTCTTCGCCATTGATTAAAGCATCAACATCTTCTTTGACGTTAATCTCTTTAATTTTATCTTTAGCAGTTTCTTCTGCTTCAGCATCTTTTGATTTTTCTGCGAGTTTCTCGCCTTCATGGTCAACTTGGTCGCCAGCGGCAATAGATTCTTTAGGTGGTTTAATACTTGAAGAACCTTGAGAAACAGGAGCAGAATCACCTTTGTCAGCTTTAGCATTCTGTTGATCCTTCGTAGGCTTAACATCTTTTGAGTAATCTTTCTTAGGTGCGTCTGGTGAAACCACCGCCGGACCTGTGTCTGTTACTTCGTCTGATGCTTTAGCAATATGTGAAGGTTCTGGAGCAACTGCCTTTTTAGTAGGTTCGTTAGCTGCAGCTTCAGCAACTTCTTGTGTCGCCACTGCTTCTAACTCCTCTAACTTTTGTTCTACTTCTGACATTAACTCTCTCCTTATTAATTCGAATTAATAATATAATATTTATAAATATTACAATTTTGAAAGAAAAGATTTAAACACAGCAGCTTGTTTTTCTGCGAGTTCTACTCTCTTTGCTCTCTCAATTGTATTCTTCATTTCGTGTATATCGACTTCTCGTATAACACCATTGTCCCAAACCCATTCTTTACCTTCCATAATACCTTGTACAAAGGCATCTGGAGCAGAAGGATCTGCGACTATGTCTGCGGCTGTCGCTAAGTAAAAATCACTTTTTACATAGTTTGAACCGCCTCTATTCTCCAGCGACCCCATGCCTCTGGAAGAAACTCCTAGTTTTGCACCCTCGTCTATTAAATTTTTCACTATTTTTCCATAAGGGGTGTCCATAATCTTTGCTTCACCAATGAAGTTTTTACCTTCTGGTGTTAAACTTGTAATCATATGCGATACACGTTCTAAGTTGACAGTAGGTCCGTCAGGATGACCTAGTTCGCCAAAAGCACGTTTTGCTTCTACGAACTCTTTATTATAACGATTAACCTCTTTGTTTAAGGTTTCCATAGGATAGATGCGACCGTTTCGATTCTTCATATCGGCCTGCATAAAGATACCACGTATCTTGTAATTCTTTTTTCCGTTATCTGCTTCTTCTACAATGTATTCAGCAGATGATACTTCTTCCGTAATGAGTTTCATTGTCATTTTTTTTCTCTACTATTATTTATAAGTTTTTAGTGTTTAAAACTATACATTGTACGCAATTTTTGTTGCCCATGCAGCCGCATGAGTTAACGTATCTGTTGGTTCTTTTTCGATAAGAACAGTAGCATTTGCAGGAACGTATAGTGTTCCGTATGTTACATTGCCAGCTGCGTTCTTATGTGTCACTGCACCACCAGATGTTGCAGTTAATGAAACCATAGTTGCGTTACTGATATTATTAGCATTTGGATTTTCCACTGCACTACTAAGTATCTTTATTCTTGCCATTCTTCTCTCCTATTGTGACAAAATGTCATCTATAATTTTTTCTAATTGACGTTTCGCAGGAGACTTATCGATTACTTGCATCAACTTAGGCACGTCAACATCACCTCTACGATTGGTCGCAAAGTCCATGACTTTATCAACTTCTTTTCTTAGACGTGGTGCTAAACGTTTATAAGATTGTATCTTCTTATAATCGTCTTTACGCTCCAGTATCTGATTGTTCAGGTGACTGAACGCTATCGACATTCTCTGCCTCTCCTACTTCGTCTGATCTTACGAATGTTTTCGCAAGGTCTTTTCTTCTATCATCTAATGCAGCTCCAACTTTATCAGTTAACGCAGCTTTTAGATTTGTTTCTGCTTCAAGATTATCATCTTGGTCTAACGCATCAATCATATTCTTTACATGTTCACTCATCATTTACTCCTTAATAACCATTTTGTGCATCATCATTATATGGATCTTTGATAATGCCTTGATCAATTTCTTGTTTGATTTTTTCTCTTTGTTCTTCTACTTCTCTTTCTGTCATACGAAGTATATTTTTAAGAACATAGTCCATTGAAAATACTTTACCAACCATTTGATTGTTAAACAACTCTTGTGCTTGTTGTAAACGTGATTGACGAATCTCTTGTTCTTTCATCTCAGAAAAATATCCATCTTGGATAAAATCATACTTGATGTAATCACAGATACTACCCCAATCATCCTCACTCACAATACCTTTGAGTATTACTTGTGTTCGTAACATATCAGAAAAGAGATGAACAAATTTCTTTCTTAATCTCTGAATGTATTTGGTAAACTTTAATTCATCACGTGAAATCTCTGTTGATTTACCTAACTGTAATCCACCAGAACCTTCACTATCTAAACGTGAGAAAGGTACGTTTAGTGATTGATATAATTTCTTTTGAAAATATCGAATGTCATCAATCTCACCTAGATTAGAACCACCAGGTAGAGTTGTAATATCAGTTCCTCGACCACCTTCTCTTGTCGGTAACCAGAAATCTTCTAACATAGACATATAGTTTCGATCATCTCTAATCTCACCAGTAGATGCATCATAGACAAGTTTATTTCTATATCTGTTCATCACATCTTTGAGATATTGTTCTGCCTTAATCTTTGGTAGATTACCAACATCAATCTTAAAGATTCTTCTTTCTGGTGCTCTTGAGATACGATAGATAACTAAACTATCTTCAATCATTCGTAATTGATTCACAGGTTTGATTGCCTTGTGTAAGTGTGACATGACAATATTTTTCTGTTGATCAACAAGACCTGAAGGACAATATGCAATTGCATCTGGATGTATTCGAACACCACCTGTATTCATTGCACCACCTACACCCTTTTCATTATAGACATAGTATTCTTCAAACTTAATAGGATCTGGTGCATCACCTGGCAACTTTGCAGGTCCGTCTTTCTTTTTTAATTCTCTAATCTTTTTGATTTTACGAGGATCAATGTATCGTAATTCTTTGATACCATCTCTAGGATTCTTTGGGTCGATCACTTTATGATAATACATACGACCATCAACATACCAACGTCTGAATATATCATGACCTTTTTCTTCAAATTCTAAGATACGTAGAACTTCATCAAATTCATTTGCAATTTTTCTTTTTAAATCTGGAGAAAACTTTTTGATACGTTCTAGGTTTAATCGAACAGGAGGTTCAATTTCGTCTGATACGATTGCCTCGTTAACGATATCTTCAACTGCCTGATCACACTCAGGTTGTATTGCGACTTCTCTATATCGTCTAATTAAATCTGCTTCATCTTTGATCTTACCTTCAATATCAAGGTAATGACCAATTTGTCCACCACCACCAATGACAGTTTGTGATCCGTCATCGACGGAGGGCAACGTAAAGTCTTGTGATGTCGCCCTCTCGTCCTTTTTTCGGGTAATAGAAAATCCAAATAATTCTGCCATACTATTATTTATACCCTTTTTTCAACCACTATTTTAAGTAGTTGTGTTAGATTCCCAATACTGATATCTCCAAGTACAGGTAAATGTTTCTAACGCAGTCGCAGCTTCGTATGTTAAATCGA